TGGCTTTGCTTCTGCGATGGGTGCGGGTGCTGCCTGTATTGCTTCGGGTGCTGCGTTAAACTCTGCGTTTACCTTTTCAATCACTTCGTAAATGCTTACGGTTTCGGGTGATGCTTCGGCTGTTGTTTCCTCTGTGGTGGCTTCGGGTGCAATGGCTTCTGCTGTTGTTTCGTGTGCTGTTACTTCTTCGGTGATGGTTTCGCTCGGTACTTCTTCGGCATTGGCTTTGAATTGAATCACTTTAGCGGTTTTTTCGGTCGCTGTTTTGTCTAAAATTGTCATTGTTGGGATGACTTCTTGTGCTTTTTGCGCTGTTGCTGCGTTTGTTCTCATTGCTTTAAAAATTTACTTGTTAAATTATATTGTTAATTTTGCGTGATTGAAAACCCTGTTTCTCCCTTTCGCTCTGCTAAATTACAAAAAATAATGCACATACACAATACTAAATACCTGTATATCAACACTATAAACTTATAAAATCAACATTCCACAATTAAAAAACAGAGGTTGCACCCTCTTTTTATTCCCCTGCTCACAAAAAAATCTTTTAATCATTTCAAATCAATTTTGAAAATTCGCTTTACCTGTCGCATCAAAACAAGCCAAAAAATCGGCAAAAGTAAAATAAAGTTAAAGTTGTAGGCAATTTTCAGCGAATTAGAAAATAATTTCGGCTAACTTCCTTTTTATTAGGTGGTTAAATTCAAAAAGTTCATTTTTGAAAAAATAAATATTTGGAAAGTCCTTACAACGTACAATCTTCTTTTAAAATACTATTATTCAGATAATTACAAAATATATTTTGTTGTTACTTGGTTTTTGTTGTAAGTGGTTGTAACTTGCTTTGTTTGTCTTAAAAACAAAGGTTACAACGCTTAAACTTCTGATTTATAAAAATATAACTGGGCGTGTTGTAAGGTTGTAGCGTTGTAAGTGGAAAAACATTTTTTTGCTCTTTGATATTTCTCTTTCTTTATACCAATATTATTATAGATAAATGATTAAAAAAGAGAAAGATAACATAGATATTACATGAAATTCCAAACGATTTCCAGCATTTTTCCGCTCGTTTACACATTAAATTTCTGATTCATAGGAGAATACGTTTTCAGAGGGCTATTTTTTAGCCCGATAACTGTCGAAAGACCCCGCCCCGCACTGCCTGACGTTATGTGATTACATCGCCTTGTTTCGCCTTATATGTAATGGGATTTGATAGATACGAGAAATAAAAAAAGAGAAACCAAAAAAAACGGGCGGTAAAAATGCCATTACATTACAAAATTTTGAGGAACGAGAATTTTGTAAGTAATGACCGATTATTTTCTCAAAAAAAATAGCAGATAGTGTAATACTATCTACTATACAAATACTTACATTCGTAATTGTGTAATTACACAATTATTCTCAGCATTACACAAACGAATTTACCATGCTCCCACTGTACCCAATTTCAGATTGAAAGTTATTCATGCCAACCCATAGCGTATCAAAAGCATCAGTGCCATCTGTCCGGGTCTCCAGGCGATCTTCTTCGCTCTCGCTGAGTTTCTCCCCACGTTTGTCTTTCTTGAACCCGTTAGGGCCTTGATAGATGCCACATTGCTCCATTGCCAATAGCAATGCTTCATTATTGTTCCTGTTGAACATAGGGAACAACCCTTGCTGTCCTTTGAGTGCCATATTGATAAGATTGTGCTTTTCAATATGCCGAACCGGGTTTCCAATGTGTACCGCTTTTACGTTCCATTTATTAGCCTTGAATGTTTTGATAACCACTGATGCAAAGTCATCGGAGTTTACGGCATAGTTGCTGCCCAATGCCGTGTTATCATAGTAGTAAATCACTTCCTTGCGTTGTGTGTGCCGGTAGTAATGGCAAAAGTCATTGACCAGCTCCACCAACTTCCGGTCGTACTTGACATAGAACGAACGCAATACCTTCATCTTAATGCCTGAGCGTTGTCCTGCCACTATCCAATTGATATTGGCATTGTAGTCCATGGCAATACATATCGGTGCATTACGATTGAGATCACCATCTTGAAGACACGATAGTTCTTTTGTCTTGTCGAAGTTGTATGCCAGAGATTCGAGGTAACTATTATCAAAAGCATTGTAGTAATGAATTGATTCCTTTAAATTGTTGTAAAATCCATCCTTGAGTAATCCTACCTTTTTACACAGAATAGAAGTCTGGAACACCAACGGTGGCAAATCCCGTTTCATTTGTTTGATATAGGCTTCTCCCAAAACTTGCAGGTTATCAATAGAACTAAACACATTGTAATCAACGGCAATGCTTTGTAACTCTGCAAGATTTTTACACAGCATTTTGTAATCAGAAATAATGTACGATTTGGGCTGTACGCCTTTGGCTTTAAATTCCTTTAGTTTTTCTTCCAATCTCCATTTTTCATGAATAATTCCGTGAATAGTTTCTATCAATTCCGTATCGCATTTTTCTTCGTAGCTCAAAAACCAACTGCCTTTTTTGGTGGTTGGCATATCCGAAACGATTAACTGACCGTGATGGTACGGTAAATGTCCAAAATGACCTCTAAAACCGCCATTGGCCGGAAATGTTTCAGACTTTAACTGGTCAAAGTTTAATAGCTTTGCTTCGTCCATGATGAGGTAGTCCAATGTGAGCGAATTGGACGTTCCAATGCCGTCTTGCGAAATGATATATTGGATACTGCCATTGTACCAGGCAATCACATGATCATAGTTTTCGGGCTTAATAATCGGTTCATCAAAATTAGCCGATTTAGGCGGTTTTCTGCCCACAAAAAAGTGAGTGTTGCGCTTGTATCCAAAACTCTCCAATGCTGCCAGCGTGCCCGGCACAGTTCGCGTGAGTCCCTGTTGGAAAGTACTACAGACAAATGCACCTGAAGAGCGTGGCATTCGCTGAATATTGCGAAGCAAGAATGGAGCAACAATACCGTGTGACTTTCCCAATCGCCTTCCTCCCACTACCACCGTTGTTTTAGCTGCCGTAAACATAACCCGCTGCTGTGGTGCATTGAAATAGACTTTCTTGGGTGTTCTGTTTGTGCTATTGCTGCTGCTTTTGCTTTTACTTTTATCCTTGTCGGTCATAACGTTCTAATTGTTCGATATCAATAGATTCGTAGGTTACATCTTCAATATCAGCTGAATATTTCTTTTTCAACTCCGCAATTTTCTGTTTGATATTTGGAATGGGTTTTATGCCCAATACCGTGGGATCTTCGGTTGGAACGAATAGTTGAGGAACTATATCTTCCCACGGAATGGCGGTCAGTTCTTCTTTGTCCAGCTGATTGAATTTGGCATAAGTATTGGCCGCTTTTTGCATGGCATCGGCATCTTGTTTCAGTTCTGCTATTTCATAAGCACGATTTACCATGGCATTGAATTTGAACCGGTGCCAGTCCTTCGTTGCTTTGTTTATCTCGCCCAACATTTCTTGTATCAACCGAATGTCCTCATAAGCTTGCGATTTCTCTACGGCAAAATTGGCTGTAATGTGATCCAAAATTTCCTTTGGCTTCTTGTTGGGGTAATCGTTCCAAAGTGTGTAACCCGACCGAAGGCGTTTTATCCGTTCGCGAAATTGTACCGGCAGCTGTGTCAGTTGCTCCACATTGTCATACAAGTGTTGCACACATACATCAAAAGTCTCTTTCCTAGCCATTTTCGCTCAACTTTTGGTCAATAATGTATTTCTGTATCAATTCCACCGCCAAGGGCGAACCTAACTTCGCCATTTCAATTTCTTGTTTTCGCAATTCCAATACGGTTTCAATTTGCCCTTTCCGGAAAGCACTGGAAACAGCTGTGTTTTTATTGCTGATATCCTCCCTGAAGCTATCTTCATTTACGCCAATCAGTACCGAAATATCACTTACAGTCATCAGTAATCCGGCGTATTCCTGTACCTTTTCAAGTTGGCTGCTGTTATATTCCATATTTTACCGATTGGTTTTTAATGCGTTCAATTTCTGTTTTGTAGGTTACAAAAACGCTTGG